TAGTAACTGCGAATACAGACCATCTTGAATGGCAAGCATCAACGGATTGGTATCAAGATTCTACTAACGATAAAACTGCATACGATAATGCTGTAACCGCTGGGAAAGCATACGTCGCATAGGATGTTGAGACATGGATATTGATGAAAGAATTTTTGATCTAACGAGTCGGTTAGATAGGCACGAAGCTCGTTGTGAAGAACGCGACAAAACGATGTTCTCGCGCCTCGACAATTTAGACAAGCAGTTTAGGGATTTACACTCGTTACTCACTAAATTTGGAATCATTGTTATCACAGGAATGGCAGGACTTATTATTTCTCTAATGATGTAGGAGGATACTTTGCCAGTAAAAAAGACAGAAACTACCCCCGCAAAAAGCGTGCCTGATGCAGCAACGTACCAAGCAAACCGCAGGTACATGGCTTGGGCATCTCTCGGGGTCATTATGTTGACTACTGTTGCGGTGTTGATGTCTCCGTCTAGGTATGAAAGCGCGGAGTCGGTGCTGATAATGTTAATAGGAGCCTTGAGTGGTGTGATTGCTAGCTACTTCGGGTTTGCCCATAAACGTTAGGGGATTAGATGCTCCAAGCGTTTATCGCACCTATAGCGAGTTTAATCGGAACCTTTGTAGAAGGCCGTGTTGCTAAGACAAAAGCAAAGGCTGAAGTAAAGATTGTTAAGGCGAAAGCAGAAGCAGATGCTATGCGGGTAGCAGCCACACATGAAGCGGGCTGGGAAACCATCATGGCGAGAGCGTCTGACAACAGTTGGAAAGATGAAGCCTGGACGTTGTTATTTATTGCTGTAATCGTGGCGACCTTTATACCGCCGTTACAGCCTTATGTAGAGCGTGGGTTTGCAGCGTTAGATAAGACTCCTGCTTGGTATCAATATGCGATGTACGCCAGCATTGCAGCGTCATTTGGGCTCCGAAGTATTAAGGGATTTAAGAAGTAGTGAAAGAAAGTTTCTTACAAGGTTTGAATATGGTGCTGGAGCATGAAGGGGGGTATGTCGATCACCCTAAAGATCCAGGCGGCAGAACTAATATGGGTATTACCCAGAAGACGTACCAGAGTTTTTGCGGACTGCCTGTTACAGAAGAGGAAATGAAGACGATGCCTCGTAGCCATGCAGCTCAGATATATAAGTCTATGTACTGGGACGAAGTTCGAGGCGACGATCTTCCGGCAGGTGTAGATATTTGCGTGTTTGACTGGTCCGTTAATTCGGGGGTCAACCGGGCGTGTCGAGCGTTGCAGAAAGCTGTGGGGGCCTACCCTGACGGTATTCTCGGTCCTAAGACTATGCTGGCTGTAGAAGCTCAAAGTCCTGATGCGACGATAAACAAGATATCCGAGGCTCGGGAGGCTTTTTATCGGGGGCTTTCTATTTTCGATACTTTTGGCAGGGGTTGGTTACGGCGAAACGACGCTACTCGTGTTCTGTCGTTGGGGTTACTTTCACCTGATTTGGATGGGGCTATCTGATGCCACTAATGCAACTAAAGTTTAAGCCCGGTATTAACCGCGATATTACTGACTACGCCCAGGAAGGCGGTTGGTACGCCTGTAACAAAGTGCGGTTCCTAAAGGGGTATCCTAAGAAGATCGGTGGGTGGACGCGGTACACGGTGGATGCTTTTGTAGGGATATGTCGTTCTCTCTTTTCTTTCTCTGGTATCAGCGGGACTAACTTCGCAGCTTTAGGCACAAGTAAGAAAGTGTACTTAGATCGTGGGGGTTCTCTTGTAGACATCACTCCTATTCGGTTGACCACTAGCGGAGGCGATCCCCGCTTCACCGCTGTGAATGGGTCGGCTGAGATCTCTGTAGCTGAGACAGGCCACGGAGCTACGGCTGGGGATTACGTCACTTTCTCATCCGCTGCTTCACTAGGCGGTAACATTACGGCTGCGGTGTTAAACCAAGAGTATGTAATTGACTCTATTACTAGCGCTAATGCCTTTAAATTTACTGCTACTGCGACAGCGAACAGCTCCGACTCTAGTGATGGGGGTGGCTCTACAGTTGCAGCCTACCAGACCAATATAGGAAATGATGTAAACACTGAAGGATACGGTTGGGGTGTAAGCACTTATGGGTCTGGCACATGGGGTACTCCTAGATCTACACCTGTCTTTGATCCTGCGCGTCTTATTTATTTCACGCGATACCAAGATGATCTTTTGTTTAACTACCGGTATGGCAGCATATACCGATGGGTCTTCCAGACTTCTCCTTCCACACGCGCCGTTCTGTTGAGTGCTTCTCCGTCATCAGGTACAGAAGTTCCTACAGAAGTAACCCAGGTGCTTATTGCTCAAGACAACCAAAGCAACATTATATTGGCTCTTGGCTGCACTCCCTATCCAGCTTCCGGCGGTGCGGATCGTGACCCGCTATTGATTAGGTGGTCTGATATTACGAATCCCTTTAATTTCAGTCCAAGCGACACCACTACAGCGGGTTCTCTCACTGTTCAGAACGGCTCCCAGATACTTAAAGGGGTGCCCACGAGCCGAGAGACGCTTGTATTTACGGAGTCCTCTTTAAACTCTCTTAAATTTGTAGGGGGTTTTGATGTATTTCGTCTGGATGAAATTAGTGCGAATACAACCCTTATAGCTCCTAATGCGGTTATTACTGCGGATAACATTACTTACTGGATGGGGCTTAATAAATTCTATGCCTATACCGGGGGCCAAATTAAGACCCTGGATTGTACTGTATCAGAAGAGGTCTTCAAAAATTACAATACGGATCAAACAGATCAGTACTTTGCAGGGCTTAATTCGGAGTTTCACGAAATATGGTGGTTCTACTGTGCTTTAGGAAGTACGACGATCAACCGATATGTCGTGTACAACTACGTAGAAAACGTGTGGTTTTACGGGGACTGCGACGACAATTTTGATCGCACCGCTTGGTCTGATGCGGGAGTTAGACCTACGGTTCAAGCAGCTTCAGATGATGGGTATATCTACGACCATGAGGTAGGGAACAACGCAGCAAACTCTACAACGGACCACAATGCTATGAGCGCGTTTATTACATCGGCTCAAATATCTATGGAAGCTGGAGAACGGTTTGTATTGTTGCAGAAGATTATTCCTGACGTTGACTTTACACATTCTAATGCGACCTCAGATACCCAAGGGTCTACGGGAGGTGTAGTTGTCACTCCTACAGTAGATTTTAGTGTGATTGCTAAAAAGAATCCTGGCGCAGCTACCTATACAACCAATGAATCGGGAGAAACTTTAACGGACGCCGTAACAGCGGTTAGCTCTAGCACCATAGATCAATTTACTCAACAAGCGTATATGCGAGCTAGGGGCCGTTCAATGGCCTTCAAAGTGGAATCTAGTGCTAAAAATGTTGCGTGGGAGCTAGGTGTTCCTCGGGCTGAAGTAAGACCTGATGGGAGGAGGGGCTAGTGGGTTTCCAGCAGTTTAAATCCCCGTCTCTTCCTGTGCCTCCTGAGGTGTATGAACAGTCTTATATGTCATCGCTGATTAACAACCTGCAGTACTTTTTTGGGATTATTGACTCCCGCGCCCCCATGACGCTAGATGCTGTAGCCCCGAGTGTTTTGCAGCTACCTGTAGGAGCTTTGACCCTATCGAACGGGGCCAATAACAATATAGGCATCCCGAGTAAGTCTTTTGTACGAATCACAGGGCCTTCGGGGGCCTTTAATATCACGGGTATTACAAAACCAGCCCTCGGGAGTGCGACGAACAACCCCGATGGAACGCTCCTTATACTGTATAATTCTACTGCCCAGGCGATGACGATTACGAACGATTCAGCGAGTTCAACGGCTGCTAACCGCATCTACACGAATACAGGATCTGATGTGGCTACGACGGGTAGAGGGACAACTATTTTTATATACTCTGTAACAGACGCTAGATGGCTTCTAGTGGCTGCAGCGGTTTAGGTGAAACATGGCAAATAACGAACGGAATCGGCTAGAAGAAGACAAAAATTTTGCTGATTTTGAATTAAAGCGGTTAATAGAGGACGAGGGTTCTGAGCCTTATATGTACAGGGATACAAAACAAATCAGGACCATAGGGCATGGTTTTAATTTGGATAGGCCGGGAGCAGAAGAAATACTAAAGGCTGCGCTAGGTGGATCTGTGTCGGTGTCTGATTTCACTGAAAAAGGGGCAAGACTAAGTGAAGAAGACGCTGCAAAACTTCTGCGCTACGAGCTGCCTACCCATGTGGGGAACGCGAGAAACTTCGTAGGAGACGAAGCGTGGGATAACTTAGATGACCAAACACGAGCGGCCGTTGTCAACATGGCTTTTAATCTAGGGAGAGCAGGGTTAAGGAAATTTAGCGGGGTACAAGAAGGTTTACAGCAGGCTGCTTCGGGAGATCCTGAAGGACGTAAAAAAGCAGTACTAAATATGCTGTACATAGATCCTAATCTACCGGTAGAAAAGAGAGAAGTTAATCCGTATGCCAGACAGGTCAAAAGAAGGATGCAAAGACTAGGCGACAGGGTACTTGGAGATTTACCCGCGCCCGAGGTACGGGAGATGGTATCAAGAGAAATGGAGCTGATAGACCCTAGAAGCCGGGTGGCGGGGATGGCTGGCGGTGGCACCGTACAGGCAGCTAGAGGACTTGCTGCTCTAGGGCGAGGCCCTGATAACCAGCTTGTCCACATGGCTCCTAAAGAAGTTGCAGCCCTCCAGCGTCTTGCTACTGCTGCCGGGGGATCGCTTACTATTAACCCCGAGAC